GACGTCGAGCCGCTGGTTCTGCAGCGTCCAGAGCATCTCCTGCAACTGACCCAAGGCCTCGACCACGGACAAGCCGGGAATCTGAAATGCGTCGGGCATCGACGAGCAGACGACGAACGGGAGCCGCCCGTTCCAGAACGGGTTCGGCCGATCCTTCAGCAGGATGGTGCGGTTCGCGACCGTGATCACGCGCTCCGGCGTCCAGTACTCCAGCACCTCGATCAGGCTCTGGGTGCGGTCGACGTTTCTGAGGCGCATCTCGCGCGCCGTGATCGCCGCCTGCGTCGCCGAGCTGGACGACTCCTTCACCTTCTCGACGTTCGAGTACAGCCCCTGCTTCTGCTTGCGCCGCAGCGACGGCATCGTCTCCCAGGTGCGGTGGATCAGGTACTCGGCCTTCTCGACCGTCGGCGCCTGCGAGGGCCAGAAGAAGTCGCGCACGTCGACCACCTCGGAGCGGGCGTCGTCGATCACCAGCGTGTCCTCGACCGTCTCCTCGCGGTGCGATTCGAGCGTGTCCAGCTCCTGCCCGTACATGTCGAGGATCTGGATCTGCTCCGGCACCAGCCGGATCACGTCGCGGTGCTCAGTCTGCCAGTAGTCCTTCAGCACCGAGATGCCCGCGATCATGTCCTGCTGCATGAACGCCCGTTGCCGCTCGGCGAAGTGGTCGCGATCGAGCGCGTAGCGGAGCGTGTCGGAGATCGCATCGACCGCCTTGACGCGGCTGATCACGTCCTCCAGCGGCTCGTCCGGTCTGGGTCGCGGCTGGACGTTGAAGCGCGGGTTCGGCTCCAGCATCGTCGCGAGCATCCCCTCACAGGTCTGGAGCACGTAGGGGGTGGTGACGTCGGAGTGCCAGTCCTCCTCATTCGCGGTCGTCGAGGCGCCCTCGGCGAGGCCGCGGTAGGCGTTGTAGCGGCGCTCGACCTTGTCGACGAAGGCGTCGTGGTAGCGGCGCTCGCAGTCCTGCACCGCCTTCACCACCAGCTGGACGGCGTCCGCCTGCTTCGAGTCGTCGTAGAGGTCGGTCTCGGCCACCTAGTAGCCGCCCCCGGGCGGGCCTGGCGGCGGGCCTGCCGCCGCGGCGGCCTGCCCGACCGGGCCCGCGTTCGCGCCCGGCCCCTGCCCCAACGCCCGCTTCAGGCTGGAGAGATCACCGGAGTTCGACGAGTCCTGGTTCGCGGCCTGCAGCTTCAACACGTTCTGCAGGCACTGCGCCGCGACCGCGCGGTCGCCGTGGTCGGGATCCATCTGGATGAAGGCGTGCAGCGCGTCCTCCGCGACCTGAAGCGCCTCCAGCGAGGTGCTGTAGGTCTGCTCGCCGCCCTGGCCGGTGTCGTCGGGCGGTGCGCCCTGGTCGGGCGGCGGGGCGCCGAGATCGGGCGGGGCTCCCCCGGGGTCGGCGCCCGGCGGGGCGCCGCCGCCTGCGCCTCCGAGCGCGGAGGCGAAGTCCATCATGCTCATGCGACTCTCCGTTTCTCCCACGGGTATCTGTGGGTCTGCGCCTTGGTTCGCTTCACGCGCACCCGCTTCGGGTGCGTGCCGTACTGGCGGTACATCTCCAGGGCAATGCCGAACGCCATCACGCGGTCGTCGTTCGAGCCCTCCTGGGCCCGAGGGCTCGGCAGCGTCTTCTGGCGCACGAACGTGCGGCACTCCATGATCAGGCTGCGCGGCATCGCCGGGATCGTCTTCTCGCGGATCGCCTGCTCGATCTGGTTGATCACCTGCGGCCTCGTCTTCGAGTTCATCGGGAAGCCGTAGTTCGCGAGCTGGTGCATGTCCGACCTGTCCGCGATCGAGTGCCGGTACAGCTTCGGGTAGTGCGGCCTGCCTTTGCGGCCGTCGCGCAGGCTGATGATCACCGGCTCGCCGAAGCCGCCGCCCATCTCGACCGCGATCCGCGCCGTGTCGTACCAGCGCCCGAGGTAGTGCAGCTGCTCCGCGTACTCGTCCGCGTCGAGCTTGCCGTGGATCTCCGCTGCGACCGCCATCGAGGTCAGGTCGATCACGTAGGCGCAGCTGTAGTCGAACCCTCGCCCTGTGGCGACGTCGGCGCCGATCGCGTACGAGTGCGTCTTGTCCGGCTTCGCGTACAACCTGACCGGGCCCTTGCTCTCGTAGTGGATCTTCGCCTTCGCGCCCGAAGTGTCGGTGATGAAACGGAGCCGGGTGTCCTCGTCGAGTTTGTGGTTGTCGCTGTACCAGGCGAGGATCTCGGTGTCGAACCAGCACTCCCCGGTGTTGATGAACGCATCATCCGGGCTCATCGGAAACTGTTCGGCGCGATCCGATGGCGGCAGCGCGCGGGCGTTCCGCGCGTACCAGTTCTCGTCGCGCTGCGGGTGCAAATCCCAGGGCAGGAATTGCGTCTCGATTCCGTACGCCTCGGCGTTCACCCACAAATGGTGGAAGAAATTGCCCTCGCCGGATTGCTCGTTCGAGACGCCGTTCGCGGTGGAAATGACGACGATCTGGCCGCCGTTGTCCGCGGTCGGGAACGTCGCCTTCCAGCTCTCGCGCGCGTACTCATGGCGCGCGTATTCATCCAGCAGAACAATCGTTGCGGTCTCGCCGTGACCGGCCCGTCGTGTCGATGGGAGGCCGACCACGGACGAGATCCGCCCGTCAGGGAACGTCAGCTCGATGAGTGTCGAAGGGCGAGCGTCCCGCGACGGCTTCGTCACCTTCGCCTCGAACTGCAGGTGGTCTGGCAGCGAGACGAACATGTCGAAGATTCGGTTGACGACCTTGATCGCCTCATCCTCGTTGATCGAGACGATCAGCGCCCGCGTGCCGGGCATCGTCAACAGCTTCCACAACGCATAGCCCGCCGCCAACCATGTGATGCCGATCTGGCGGGCCTTCAAGACCAGGCTCAAGGGGTGTTCGATCCAGCGGTCGAGCACCTCGCGCTGCCAGTACCAGGGCGCGTCGGGCTCGGTGAGCGTGAACGTGAAGCGCTCGCCGGTCTTCGGATCAACGCACTGGACGTGGTCGAGCAACCCGCCGGGGTGCTGGAGCGCCGCGGCGCGCTCGTTCAGGCGCCGCGCGTAGTCCTTCTTGAACGCCGCCAGCACCTTCGGGTCGGGCGCCGCCAGCGTCTTCGCCACCTTGTCTCCTCTACTCGATAATCGGCGTGCCGGTGACGGCGAAGCAGCCCCACCAGCCGCGCTCGCTCTCCCACCCGTACTGCGCCACACGCATCTGATCGAGGCGACTGGTGGCCGAAGCCTCCGTGCGAACCCCCACATGGCGGCTCCAGGCCCACCAGTTGCCCGACCAGATGCCGAGCCCGCCGACGAAGGTGCGCCCCCGCTGCCACCACGCCCCGTGCTCCTCGCACTGTGCAACCCGATCCCAGAAGGCAACCTGACGCGCGCTCAGCCCCCCACCCCCTCGCGCGTTCACGGTCAGTACAGCGATGACGACGGTGACGAGCAGGGTGAGAGCGAGCAAACGCAACACCGACCTCCTGGGTCGCTGACAGAGACGGCCGTAAGAAACGGGCGTCGGTGCAGCGGACTAGGAGGTGAGGCCCGTCTCGCTCGGCGTGAGGGTGAGAAGCTGACTACGGGTGATGCAATGACACAATCTTTGTGTCACGCCCTACGGCGAACCAACCCCGGAGCTGGGGCGGGCCTCGCCAAGGATGTTCAGGCCCGGCGGCGGTTGGGCGCTGCGGCACGCCCGTCCCCGCTCTTACCTGCGTTTCCGGCGACGGGCCGGGCCTGAAGTTGAGCTACTCCCAGGTGAAGTAGACGGTGCCGGAGACGTTGCCGTCCGGGTTCTGCACCTGCACCGCCACCTGGTCGCCCGGCAGCCCCGTCGGGTTGTCGAGGCGACAAGCGACGCTTGTCGGGTCGCTGAAGGTCGTGACCTGGGCGACGTCGCCCCAGAGGATCTCGGCGCCCTCGACGAAGCCGCTGCCGGTACAGCTCAGAACCTGCGGCGGCAAGCCGATCGGGGTCGAGGCCGGGTTGATCGACGTCAGCGTCGGCCCGACCGTCGGCGCCGCCTGCGCCGCCTCATTGCGGCCGATCTGGGCGGTGACGTTGCCGGAGCCGGTGTCCCTGACGACCAGCGTGCCCCTGACCACACTCACGGCCCCGGCCGCGAGCGTGACCGCGTCGCTCTCGGTCTGCGCGCCGCCGATCACGGTGCCATCCTCGATCTCGATCGCGAACGGATGCTGCAGGCTCGTCGCCATCAGGAGACCCAGTTGTCGCCGAAGAGCAGGAACAGCACGAACGAGAGCGCGATCACGAACAAGAAAATCTCCTGCTTGGTGATGACCATCGCCTACCTCTTCTTCTGCAGTGGCTTCGCCCAGCTCTCCGCAGTCGCGTCGTGGCTGAGCGGCTTCAGCTTCTGGTGGAACGTCATCATCGGCTGCTTCAGGGCGTAGTCGACGTACACCTTCTGCCCCTTCAGCGGGCCGCTCTTCGGAATCTCCAGTGGCATCGCTATCCCTTCTTCTTGCGGGTCGTCTTCTTCTTGGGCGCGGGCGCAACCTTGTCGAAGTGGTGCTTCTTCGCCCACGCCTCGCCCTTGGTCGCGTAGGCCCACTTCTGCTGGCGGCGTGATCTGGCGGGCATCTGGCCTCCTACAGTCGAACGGGGGTGGCCGCGATGTAGCGGACGATCGCGTTAGCCGCAGCGGACGTGTACATGCCCAGCGTCAGCGTCTGCGCGGTCAGGTTCTTGGCGACACCTTGACAACTAAGGCCTACATAGCCGATTGGCCCGTCGGCGATCTGCTGCCAGTCACCGTCATACGTCCCGTCGTGCCAACCCGACAACCCAACCAGGGCCGCGCCAGCCGTGCGCTGAACCAGCGCCTGAGCGTAGAAGTTGTAGACGCCGGAGAACGGGAGGGCGATCCCAGGAAGGTAAGAGGCCCAGTTACCCACCATCCCCACGCTTGAACTGTCGTAGTTCTCGAAACGGGTGCCGCCGACGTAGATCCACTTGTTGGGATACGTCGATGCCGCCACGTAGCGCATGTGCCAGTGGTAGGCGGGGGCGGTGAGCGAGTTGGTGAGGATCACCTCCTGCCCGTCGACGGGACTGGCGGGCAGGGTCGTCGAGAGCGGGATCGGGAAGCTCGAACCGGCCGGGCCGTCGAGCAGCGCCAGCTCGTTCTCGATCTTCATCATGTTCGCCCGGTTCAACGGCGTACTGCCGTCGACCCAGTTCGTCGGCGTGTACGTCACACGACCCCCTTAAAGACAGAAGGCCCCGAGGGGCCTCCTGCCGGTCAACCCAACGCGGAGGATCTCCGAAGAGACACCGGCCAGGAGCTTCCGAGTGTAGCCGGAGTTACACTTCCGCACGGTCAACTCTTTTCGAGCGGAAGGAGCAGGAAATGGATGCAGTAGAACAGTCAGGCGTTCGCGCGCAGCTGCAGCAGCTCAGCGAACCCTTGAAGGCGCAGCTGAAGGAGATCGAGCGGCAGATCGAGGCGGTGAGCAGCGAGCTGGAGGCGCTGCGCGAGACGAAGCGCGACGTCGAGTTCGTGCTCAAGCGGCTCGACCCGGGCTCGGTCGAGAAGCGCACGTACAAGAAGCGGGAGCGGAGAACCAGCGCCAGCCGCACCGCCGAGGTGCTCACGTTCATCGAGAACCTGAACGGCGAGCTTGGCGAGGACTTCGGCTACACCGCCGTGTTCAAAGCGATGAAGGACGTGAAGATGGCGATCGGCAAGGAGATGGTGCGGAAGGCCTTCATCGAGCTGCACGAACAAGGCCTGCTCAGAATGACCCGCACCACCTCCGGTGGTGGTAAGGCCTACGCGCTCGTCGGCCATGCCTAAGGTCAGCCTGTACGACTTCCGCGACGCCGACATCATGCACCGGCTCGCCGACGCCTCGAACGGCGGCGTCTCAAGTCAGGAGGTCGCCGAGCTGCTCGGCTTCGGCGCCGAGGACAGCGCCCGCACCGTCTCCACTCGCCTGATCTGGATGCGCCACTACGGGATGATCCTCTACGACAAGGAGCACAAGCTCTGGTCGCTCAGCCCGTCCGGCGAGCGCGTGATCGCTGCGCAGCTGAAAGCGCCTGAGTTACGGGTGGTCGAGAAGATGCCGGACGAGAAGATGATCGAGGTGATGGCGCTTGTGACTTCCAGGTATCAGCGCGGCGAGGCGATGCTCGGGCACATGCTCCGGCGCGAGTTCCTGTACGGGACGAAGAAGCGATGAGCTGGCTGCCCGAGAAACGAGGGCCCGACGACCGGATGCGCATCTACCGCGTCCTGATCCGCGCCGACGTCGCCGCGAACTTCGGCGAGAAAGGAATCAGCGAAGAGATCGAGGACAAGCTCGGGACGCTCGACCACTGGGACGTGCTCGCGCTAGAGATCATGCTGCGCCGCGAGGACGAGGACGGGATCAGCGAATGAGCGGGAACATGCCCATCCCGATGGACGCCGAGACGCTCGCCGCAGTCCTCCACGACATGGCCGCGCACGTCGAGGCCGGTGACAGCTTCGAGGGCAGCATCGAATACCTGATGCCCGCTCCCGGCGATCCCGAGTGCTACGCGATGGTGCGAGCGAGCTACCGGATCGGCAACACACTCGGACAAGGCGGCGTCCGGCTGATCGGCACGCTCGGAGGAAAACCACCGATGGCGCCCGTCGAGAAACCTGACCTGGACGACTACTCGGGGTTCGACCGTGGCTGAGCCTACGGAGTCGAATCCCAGTTCCACTCCGCAAGCGCCCGTCCGCCTCTGCTGCGGGCAACGCCACTACGGCGCCCAATGCCCCGACGGCAAAGTGATGTGCTGCCTCTGCTTCCACAGATTCAACGTCTCCGAGCTGAGCGAAACAGTCGACGGCGACAAACAAGACGTCTGCCTGGAGTGCGCCGAGAAGGAAGCGCAGCGGTGAGCGGACAAGAAGTCGCGACTTCATGACAGACTCCCTCTGGGCCCCGCCTCGCCGCACAGACTCCCGCCGCAGGGCGGGGCTCGACACTTGCCCCATTTGCCAGCGCGCACGGGTCAAGTAACTAAGATCACGACCCTGCGCTGCGGCGCAGAACAATGGGGCGGCGAAGCCCTCCTGGGCTATGCAACAAGCCGAGGGCCCGCCGCCCCATAACGCATAGCCCAGCGTAGGCAAGACTAGATGACGGCCGCCTGAACAGGCCTCAGTACAAACCCCGGAGCTAGAGACTCGCGACCCGGCCCTCCAAAACCCCCCGGTAGCGCCAGCGCGCATAGCGCTCGGCGCGCTTCTCATCGAGGATCGCGGGCTCGCTCAGCATCAGCTTGACGTACTCGTCCTCGGAGATCGGCAGCGAAGAAGGAGGAGTAGACGGCATAGCCGTCGGCGACTCCGACGAGAGCTGCGCGTTCAGCTTCTCCCGGTCGGCCTGCAGCTCCCTCTGCCTTGCACGGTACGCAGCCTGGCGCTCCGCATTCGACTCGTACTCCCTTTCGCGTGGCATGTGACGATTCCCCCTCGCGTGACGATTCGTCACGAAGTCGGACGTGTGAGTAACGAATCAGGCCCCCCGAGAAGGCCCCGCGTGTTACGTAACAGGGCCCCGTGAACAAGCCGGGAGACCCCATGTTCGGCCGGGCTGGGGCCCGGAAAAGGGCCCCGCGGTCGATCGCTCGCGCGGCGGGGAGGGCGGCCCCCCGCCCGCCTGAGAGGGCCTTCGGCCCTCGGTAAGGAACACGGCACGTTCCTCTCTGCCTCGACGCTCACGCCCTGCCTGCTCGCTCCTCTGCCCTTGGCTCTGTGCCTGGGCATGCACGCCTCAGCATGCTGCTCGCGCTGTATCAGGTCACGCTGCGCTTGGCTCTATCACTGGCTTTGCGGGACTTGGTCAGGGCCTGGTCAGGGCTACTGCTCGTCGAGCAGCCTTGCTGCGAGGGCCTGCATCTGCTCCCAGCCGAGCGCCTGCACGCCCGCCTCCTCGGCCGGTAGCTCCAGCTCGACCGTGGCCTGCTGCAGAGGGAAAGTCGCGTCGAGCACGGTCACGGCGGCGCGCTGCTGCGCGAGGCTGCTGAGGGCCTCGTCGTCGAGCGGCGCCAGCAAGGCTTCGGCCAGCCGCTCGGCCCTCGCCATGGCTTGAATCCTGGCATGTTCCCTCGGGTTCCCGACCCTGTTCGGGCCTATGCCAAGTGTCTGCCTCTGGATTCTGAGCCTTGTCTTGGCGGCGTGGCCTTTGGCGCTCATGCGCCGCAGAGCTTCGGGGTCTGTGGCGCCTCCTCCTCCAGCGTGGACGACGCAGATGCCGTACAAGCGAGTGGCCGGAGCACGGCAGCGTCCGCGCTGCGTGACGATCCTGCAGTAGCCGTTGGCCTCGGCGAGTGTGCTGCCTTCGGGGACGCGGTGGCAGTGAGGGAGGCTGAGCCCGAGGACGTCGACGTGTGGCTGTTGTTGCAGCCAGGCGAGCGTGCCTTCGCGGGGTGGCTCTTCGGATGGAATCGCTGCTACCTGGTCGCTACCTACGTTAGTGCTTGGCTCTGCTGCTGGGTTTTGCTCGATGGCGCTGGGCGCGGTTTCAAGATTTCGCTCCTCGGGCGCCTCGACCTTGGGCTCGATCTCCTGACCCATCTGGGGGATATCTGTCACAGACTGTTGCGCCTCCTTGCTGCTGGCTGCTACCTTGCTCTCGATCGGCCGAACGGGCCGGGGTCAGTCGCAACGAGGCCGGGCTAGCGCCGAGGCCGTCTGAGAGGGAGTATCGCCCTCCGGCTCCACTGGAGAAGCTCACCAGGTCGCACGTCGGGCCAGGGGGACTCGGTTGCAGAGGCCGGGTACGAGGGCCGGTGGAGGATCCTCCTCCAAGAGGGCCGCGGTGCTTCACCCCGGCGCTCCGAGCTTGACCCTGATGACTCACGACAGTGAGGACGCCTCACGGCGTCGACCTGGACTCGGATGCGTTGCCGCGGTCACAGGTCGAAAGGGTGGGGCGAGGTGACCGGATGCGGTCACCGAGCTGTCGCTTCCGCCTCCCTCATTGGCGGGGCCGCTCACGCGGCCCTGTCGGTCAACCAACCAGAGGAGCACATCATGCTGAAGTTCACGGTCTACAACGCGAGCACGGGCGAGATCGTCGCCACCGACCGCACCGAGACTCAGGCCGAGAACCTGGCCGGGGCGCTTCGCGTCTACGGCCAGTTCAACGTCACGGTCGCTGCGTCCACCGACGTCGAGGGCGACAACGTCCACACGTCGCGGGTGCGGCTGGACGAGATTTGAGGGGGCGCCGGACGGCGCCTCGGTCAACCAACGAACGGAGGACTCACCATGGCTGCTACTACCTGCACCGTCCGCACCGCCGTCGGCGGCACCTGCGGCAAGCCCGCCGTCTACAGCTTCACCGGCTCGCGCGGCGAGGCGTTCGGCGAGTGCGCCGAGCACTTCCACGGCGCGATCAGCGCCACGTCGACCGGCCTCGTCAAGGTCGGCGACACCGTCGCCGTCCACCGGCACGGCAAGCGCTACGACGGCCGCGTCGTCCGCGTCACCAAGGCCGGGAACGTGTTCGCCGAGGTCACCTACGACAACGGCGTCACCCGCACCGTCCGGGTCTGAGGGGGAGCGCATCGCGCTCCTCGGTCAACCACTAGGAGGAATCATGAACATCGAACTGACGCCTGACTCGCTCGACCTGTTCCTCGGCCTCGC